TTTATCAAAAAGAATAAACTCATCGGAGATTGTCGTTTTTGGAGGTTATTGTTTTAGAGATTGAAGAAATGTGTCGTAGTGTTGATGATTATCAGATGACTATGGAAGACAATGGCTGATTATCAGATGATTATGGAAGACAATAACTGACAATGGTTGAATTAAAGGAAAGTACTTTCCTTGTCCTCGAAGTGGTTCAAGAATATGAAAATGGCGGAAAGTGGGTCAGAATGCAAGGAAAGTACCAAGGAAAGCCAAGGAGAGGCATTCTGTTAAATGGTGGGTTTCTGTCGGAAGGCAATGACTATTTCCAAGGATTATGAAAGACTATGACAATAGTGGAAGACTACTGATGACTATGGAAGACAATGACTGATTATTGAGGATCATTGGAAGGCAATCAAAGGACTATGAACGATTATTGAAAGACAATGGTTAGAAATGGCTGAATTAAAGGAAGGTACTTTCCTTGATCTCGAAGACATTCAAGAATATGAAAATAGCGGAGACCATATCAGAGTGCAAGGAAAGTACCAAGGAAAGCCAAGGAGAGGTATTTGAGAAGGTTATGATCTCCTTGCCACATTTGGGAAATATTGGTTCAGTATTAGTTAGGGAGATATTGATTGATGTTCGGGGGATTTAGTGGAGGTCTTTTTTAAAGTTTTACATGTGTTTTTTAAAGTTTTACATGCGTGCGCTTTTTTTGGAGTTTTACGTGCGTTTTTTTAGAAGTTTCGTAACACGCACCTGGTACTATTGGTTTAAACTGGAAATTTAAAGACATGCGCACAACATGTTCCTGCGCACAATGTATGGTTTGGGGCAGCCTGGCTTGGCACTATCGTGCCAAGGCTGACCCCAAACCAGTTGTAAATACTTCGTATTTACGATAAAAATTTAAAAAAATAACGCATGCGTATACGAGTATACACGGGAATACGCGAGTTTTTTAAAGTTTCGTGTATATGCGCACGGTGTGTCGACTTTCGAAGATTAATCTGATTATCAATCCAAGAATCCTTCAATTTTCAACTTCCCATTCAAAATCAGTCATAATCTTTCAATGATCCTTTAATCTTTGGATGATTATCTTTCAATTTCAATCTCTCTTTGAATGAAAGTTATTGTCTTTGAAGAATCGTAGTCTTTCTGGGAATCATAAATACTGTGGAATCAATAATCACTATCTCTTCAATTGTTCTGGTCTATTCTTGGATTAAAAAGAGACTGACTTTGATTTCCAACTTTCCTCTTCACAATAGAACCATTTAGTGATTATCTTTTGTCTTCAAAACGATTATTACTAAAGGGGCGGAAATCTATGATTCAGACGAGAAAGTCATCTTCTATTAATCAATCTTTCAATCTTTGTATAAAAAGTCTCTACTTTGTGGACTGATATCGATTCTTTGTATTTCGAAGATCAATCATTAAATTTTCAAAGTCTTCAAAGAATCATTGATGATCAGTCATTGTTTTTCATTGTCTTTGATAATCGTTCATTATCAGCCTTTGTGTTTCAATGATTAATCTTTAGACTTTCAAAGTCTTCAAAGTCTTTCCACAATCCTTGGAAAATGATCGATAATAGCCATTGTCTCACGACAAAAACCCATAGTCTCACAGAATATGTCTCCTGATTACAGGAAGGTACTTTCCTTGAGCTTGAGTATAGTTTCCGCTATTTTCATATTCTTGAATATCTTCGAGGACAAGGAAAGTACCTCTCTTTAATCCGATCATTATCAATCATTGTCTTTTAATAGTCTTCTGATGGTTGTCTATTGTCCTTTGATGATCAGCCATTGTTAGTCATAGTCTTTAACAATCATCGATAATCATCAACAATCATTCATTGTCTTTCAAAGTCTTCTGATGATCTTCGAAAATGGTCGATAATCACCCATTGTCTTCCGACAGAAATCCATCATTCCACAGAAATACTCTCCTTGGCTTTCCTTGGTACTTTCCTTGCACTCTGACCCACTTTCCGCTATTTTCATATTCTTGAATAGTTCCGAGGACAAGAAAAATACCTCGTCTTGATTAACAACTGGAAGTGATTTTCTGGTAAATCGTCTGATAATCATTAATTGTCTTCCATTGTCATTGATGATCCTTGATTGTCTCCCATAGTCTCCCATAGTCAGTCATCATTGTCATAGTCTTTCGATAGTCTTCTCATGATCCTTGGGAATAACCATTGTCTTCAGACGAGAGTCCATAATCCCCGAGAATACCTCTTCTGATTACAGGAAAGTACTTTCCTTGCACTCTGACCCACTTTCCGCTATTTTCATATTCTTGAGTTATTTCGAGGACAAGGAAAGTACCTTCCTTTAATGTGATAGTTTAATAACATATTTCCAGCCAATTTCAGAATGTGACTGGAAAGTCAATGTTTAAAGACAGATGTGGGGAGAAGTTTTGAGCATCTTCTCCCCACATCCTTTCGATTTGTAGGTCTTTTCTTTAATGAATAGTCCTTCTTTTAAGGAAACTTTCGTTGATTTCTCTGAAAAGTGATCTTGATTTCTTATCCAAGTTCAGAGGATCACGACAATCATCGATTATGAAGAACTTCGAAGGTGTCTTTACAATCTGCTTCGACATGATGTAAGAATGGTAAATCTCATCGACTTCTTGATTTGTGACACGGATCTGTCGAATAGCGTATTTCCCAGTGATTAGTGCGACTTGTCCATCAATCTCCAAAACAGATGATCTTTCTCTGTACAGAAGTTTCATAACCTTCTCCATTGGTTCAGTATGTTGGAAGACACTCTTGAGAATTGTTGAATCTCCATCATTTACTGAATAAACATTGAACCTCATAAAGTGGTGTTCATTGTTGATTCCTATAACAACACAATAGAACTTTCTCTTCTGTAGGTCGATATCCAAAGATAAAGAGTGTTCACCACTTACAACGATGTTCTTTGTAGAAATGGAAATTGAGAATGGCTTTCCATCTACTGTCATCACTTTCGAAAGACTGTCGTCCAAGAGTTCTATCCAAAACATAAACGACAATCCCTGCTTTGAAGAAACTCTCTGAGAATACTTGATAGCTGTTTTTCCAGTTTCCCCTATTGACATATCGTAGATGAATTTCCCGAGTGAGTTTCCGTTGTTATCATAGTCGCATCTTTCAGATTTGACGAGACTTGGATCAAACTCTTCATGCAGAAGATCATCAACCCCTACGTTGTCCAGATTTTGCTTTGTGTTCTGCATGTCTTCCATTTCGTCCAATTGTTCATCTGAATAGTCGTCTATTTTCACGTGTTCTTTTAAGAATTCGAGATCCTCATCTCTTTTGTCAACATTCGTCATATCTTCGTACTTCTTAATTGTGCAGACATAGAAGCTTCCATGTTCACCTATCCCATGATTGAGATAAACGTCTTGGATGTAGTACATTCTGTTTATCTCCGAGAAGTAAAGATAGTCCATTTTTCTTGGTTCTTCTCTGACACCGAACACTTCTTCGAAATAGGTCTTCTCAAAGTAGACTTCCAACTTCTCAAACTCGATCCCCCATTGCGAGAACTCATGCTTAGGTTCTGGGATTTGGTTGTCCTTCAAGACAACTTTTAAGATCTTCATCGCCACAACATTGTGTAGAGAATACTCTCTTAAGAACTCATCTTTGGACTTCAAATCTGGATTTGTGTGCCAATACTTCACACTTACCGCTGAATGTTGCTGGATGTAGTAATTCATGTCGATCTCCAGTTTCTGAAGACCTATCGACATTCGAGCATAATCTTGAAGAGAATCCACACCAGACAACAGGAACGATTCTCCTTGATCTATAAAAGTCGTCTGTGGAGATTTGTACTTGATGAGTGGTTTATCAACCTCTATCTTCACTCCTAAGAAGTTTTCCACGAGGACATATCTGACTTTGATATACTTTCCACGGATTCCAACAAGAGAATCTCTGTTATACGCTTTCCACGTGTCCCAATTTTTCCCATCGGAAGATGTCGTATAATCTCTGAGAAGCAGAGAAGATGAGTTCTCACCTTCCACTTTCTCCATGACATATTCGATCTCCATTGGTGATTTCTCTATGTCGAATATAGCAACAGAACCTACGGTCTCCAATTTTTTCATACTTTCTATGGAAGAAATGTTTAGTTGTTTATCTGCTATAAGAGAGTGCAGATGGTGCATAAAGCACAAAGATTTACAATAAACAACGATTAGGTAAAAATGAAGATTCTCATAATTGGTGACATTCACGAAAGCGACTTTTGGATTGAACATATTCAAAAAAACAAAGACCGTGTGGAAAAGATCGTTTTCATGGGGGACTATTTCGATTCATTTAAAAAAGTCTCTGCACAGGTGGCTTTCGAGAACTTCAAGAAGATCCTCGCTCTTCGAGAATCTCTTGGAAAGGAGAAAGTCATCCTCCTCATCGGAAATCATGACTTCCATTATACAAAGTTCTGTATGGGAAGATACAGCGGATTTTCAACCACAACTTTTGTCCTTGCAGGAAGTTCTCTTGATGAGCTTGTAGATCGAGGAACTTTGGTTCTCTCCTATGAATCTGACGGTTATCTTTTCTCTCATGCTGGGGTCTCCGAGACTTGGTTTAAGGAGATGATTGGTGATGATGCAAGTGTCGAAGATATCAATGGTGTGTTCAAGCAATCTCCGAGAATTGTAGAATTCCGAAAAGATGAACGAACCACTTCGCAATATGGCGACAACATTCATCAGTCTCCGATCTGGATTCGACCAAACTCACTGTCGACCAATCCTTACGGAGATTATCACCAGATTGTTGGTCACACCGCTTTTGATTTCCGAAATGTTGATTCTAACTATGTGAAAATGGAGAATGGTAAGAACCTGTACTTTGTAGATTCCAATCAACACGAAGCATTCATCTTGGATACTGTCACTGGAGAATCAGAAATCTTAAGATAAATTAATAATCCGAACACAGATTGGGCGTAACAACTTTCTGTTGTGTTGTTACGCCCAATTCGTATTTGTCTTTCAAACCTAATCGATAAACTCGTAGTTGTCGGGATTGTTCACAATGTAGCAACCTACATCAATGTAGTAAAACTCACCACCACTTTTTATCACGTTTGATTCTCGAACATCATCGATTAGGTAGTAACCATCAAAGTAGATGTTTCGAGAATAACCAGTTTCCTTGTTTTTACATGGTCTAAAACCTCTCTTTCGAAGATCTCTTCTTATCTCTTCTTCTGTAGCATCAACACCTTCGATGAACTTCTGAGTTGTCATGAAGTAACTACTGTCGTTCTCGATTATGCAGAAAGCGATAGGTGTTATCTTACTCTCGGGGAAAACTTGATTATAAGTTTTAAGAGATCTACACCAGAAGTCAGCATTGACCTCATAGTCACAAGATACACCAAGAAGTCTTGTGGATGTGCTCTTGACAACCTTGTCTCCGTCGATATGCTTCCAAACGAAACTTTCACCACCTGTGTTTAATGGTTGCATAATATCACCATCAATAACACTTGCTAGTATTTCGTCATAGATATCAACATCGTAGCCACAATCAATAACCCTTGTGAAATCTGATCTCCAACTTTCAAAGATTGGTTTTATTAGGTGGTTCATGATGATTTTTCCGTTTCTTTATGTAAAATAAAGAAACGTTTCCGTCGGGCAAATATACCACCTTAAATAAGCAAAATATCTAAAAGAAAGACGAATTAAAATATGAGTAACAATACAAGAGATTATCACTTCTCCAAGAGTAGAGTGAATAATTCGCTGGATGAACCATTGTTCCTTACGAAGTTCTCTGCAAACATCATACTTCCAGACATTCTCAAAGAAAAGTACGGTACTGCTGAACTTCTCCATGAACAGATGCTGAAGGTAGGTGGTCTTGATCTCGATAAGGTACCAGGTACTGTCACACAGAAGTTCCGCTATAACGATAGATCGTTCATTGGTACTATTCTTGATACTAAGGTCGAACTTTCATTTGACTTTGAAGTAAACGTCGATTCCGAAACGAACGTTCCTTATCCTTACAACCTCCTGCAGGATTGGCTTCGTCTCTGTTATGATCCTAACACTGGTTTCCAATCACTCAAGAAAGACTATGCAGGGAAATGTACGATAGATGTCACTGACAAGATCGGCAGACTTATTCGCCATGTCGACGTGGGTATCATGTTCCCTAAGTCTAATCTACCTGCATGGGAACTGAACAACACACAGGAAGCAATCTATAAGATCACTGGCTTTAAGTTCCAATGTGAAAATGTGAAATCATACAGAGCAGAAGACATCTAAAAACGTCTCTGATTTCATAATCATTTTGATTGGGCTGTCGGGGAGAAATCTCGACAGCCCAATCCATATAAGAGAAATGAACAAAACCAACTCTCCAGATGAAAATCTTAGAACTCTTGAAGAATCTGAATCATGAGGTCATTAGTCTCTTTCACGATTCTATAAGCTCATCATTGACACGTGAAGACATCCGCTTTGATGATCTTCGTGTGTCTGTCTCTCTACACGAAGGCAAATCTGTCCATGTCGATTGTAACATTTCCCAAGCAGGTTCAGAAAAGACCTACACGATCTGCACTATGACAGATGGCGTTCTTTATGCATTGTGTGACACATCAATCTACGGCAAGTACCACGATGAAAATCAAAGTGTGATGGAAACCGTCGATGAATCTACCACTGTTGATGATATAGCCCAGAGATTTGTGAAATACATCACTCACAGGTAACTCAAGAGATCGTTTTTATAAGCTTTAACGTTCCGTGTTGATGGGTTCTTCGTGCCACATCAACACGGCACGATTTATAAGAAAGATAGAAAATCAAAAAGTGATGGAAAATATAACAACAAATCTGACAACAATAGACACCACCAGATTAAAAAGGTATCTTCTACTGATTGGCGATTTACACTTTGGTCGTGCTTCTAATGATCAATCCGAACTCGATGAAAGTGTGAGATATTTTCACGAGTTCTTGTTCCCACTTCTCGATAGAATGAACGAGAAGTGTGATGGGAATGTGTCGATCATTCAGATGGGTGATGTCTTTGATAATAAGTCATCTGTTGGAACACTTACAGGCAACAACGTCATCGACATCTTCTTAAAACTTGCGTCAAAGAACGACGTTTATGTTCTTGTTGGAAATCACGACACTGTTTATAAGGACATCCGTCACATCAACAATAACAAGTCGATTTCCTTGATCCCAAGAGTGAATGTCATCCCGAATATCACGAAGATCCTCACAGAATCTGGGACACCTGCTTTCCTCTTACCTAACTATGGGAATAAGGAACTGTTTAAGAAAGCAATCGATCTTTGTGATGATTCTTCTTACATCTTTGGTCATGACGAAATCTCTGGCTTCCACTATGAGGGTAAGGAAGTTTCCGAGATTCATTCTCTCCCAATGTCTGAGTTTGAGCGGTTCAAGCATGTCTTTATGGGACACATCCACAAACCTCAAGAGAGTGCAAACATCACCTACGTTGGAAGTGCTTATCACACAAGAGTTAACGAATGGAGGAATGTTCCACAAATAGTGATTCTTGACACAGAAACTGGGAAGATTCAGAAGATCGAGAACAAGGTGTCTTCGAGATACGTGAAAATAGACCTCTTCAAGTTCCTCGATATGAGGAGATCAGAAGCCTTGGAATTCGTCAAAGGAAACAAGGTCGTTATCCAATGTCCTAACGACACCATTATGAGATTCCAGACACCACGGATCACACAATCTGTTGAAGGTTATAAGAAGATCGACTACAAGCAGGTGTTCGACAAAAATCAGAAGATTGGTGATGGTGGTGAAAATGTTGACTTGGAAGATGATGAAGATAACCTCCAAGACATCTCGAACGTAGAACTGTCATCCGACATCTTTAGCTACATCAATGACTATATCGAAAGCATCGATTCAGTCGTTATCCAAGGAACACTGATTCCCTTGTCTGAGAAATCAAAACTCAAGATTTCGGAATCGCTCAAGAAGATCTACGATTCAGTCTCCGAAAAGTCAAAGCCCGAAGATCAAGAATAAGCAATGAAAATTAAAAAGATAGAGTTTCAGAACATCTTCTCGTTTGGTAACAAGAAGATGGTCGTCGATTATGACAATCTTGGAGATGGTTCTCTCAACATGATCCTTGGGAAGAATGGTTGTGGGAAATCGTCATTCATCAAGCTCCATAAGTTAGCTCTTTATTTCGATGCAGATGGTGTCACAATGGACAGTATCGCAAACGACATAAACGGCAACGGATTCCTCTCGATCGATATCGAATCGAAGGGAAACGACTGGAGGATCGAATCGGAATACACTCGTACAAAGCTGTCCACGATCCGTGTCTACAAGAACGGAATAGAACAAGACTGGGGGAAGATTCCAGATACAAAGAAGATGATCAAATCGGAGGTTGTTGATATTCCCTATCACATCTTCTCTAACATCCTCAGTCTCTCTGTCAACGACTTCAAGTCATTCCTGTCAATGTCCCCCAAAGATACTCGGAACATTCGTGACAGAATATTCGGTTTCTATGTCTTGAATGACATGATGGAAAGCTTGAAACTTTCTCTGAAGTCTCAATCGGAAATCCATAAGACCAACCTTCTCTCGCTTCAATCTCTTGAAGAAACTCGTGATGATCTACGTGCAGAGATTGAAGAACTTGAAGCAAATAGCGATTCTCGAGAAAAGATCGATGAACTCAATGGGAAAATCGAGGAGAAGAAAGCGGAAATCAAGGAAACCGACGAGACCATTTCTGACCTCGAAAACAAGCGTCATCGTCATCTCTCGTATGAGAATAAGAGGAAGAACGAGAAGCTCAAGGAAGATATACGACGATTATCGGAAGAGATACTGAAGATGAACGAAGATAAAGATTTGCTCGAAGAGGAATCTGAAGAATCAAAGAAGAAGCTTTCGGAGGTATCTTCAAAGATCGCTTTACATTCTAAGCATAGAGAATATGCAAGGAAAGTGAAAGCAATGGAGGAAGCAGAAAAGTTACAGATGGAGATCGATCGATTAAAGTCGGAGATTTCCACACATGAGGAAAGACTTTCCGAACTGATCTCCGAGAGGTCTGTCTACCACGTAAAGCAAGATATCCGATCGAATATTAATGAATCCGATCATCTTCGTGAAACCATAACTTCTCTTGTAAAGGAAAAGGAAGATCTTGAGAAAGATAAAGATGATGCTGTACAGAAGCGTGATGACGCTCAAAAGACTGTCGATGATCTTTCTACGAAAATTGTAGATCTTCACGTTTCATACAAATCTATAAAGAGAAAGAAGGAGACTTATGAATCTGGCCATTGCGATCAATGTGGATCAGAATTCAAAGATCCTCAGTCTCTGTCCAAGATCAGTGAATTCGAGGATGAACTTGAGAATATCGAATCTCACATCTCAGAACTTGAAGAGAGCAAGAAAGAATACAGATCAATCGTTTCTGAGTATAACGAGAAGATCACGAACCTGACCTCGAGAATAAGGAAAATCGACACGGACATTGAAGATAACAAGATTGGTGTTGAAGACATCGATAAGGAAATCTCCACACTTCTCCTCCAGAACGATCTTTCCCAAGAGGATGTTCTCGAATCTTCGGAAAATGTCGACTATGACACACCGATCGATGAGTTGAAGTCGAAGATCTCGGAAAAGAAGTCTTTGAGAGATTCCCAGATTTCTAAGATGAACTACATCATCGATCAAGTCTCCGACGTTGAAGATTCCGATGCGGAAATCCCCGAAGAATCTGAAGAAGAACTCACGAACGAGAAGTCTCATCTTGAATCCATAAGAGAAAAGTATAACGAGGACATTCGTCAGAAGATCGAGGAAATCTCTCATAAAAACCTCGCAATGGAGAATGCGAAGATGAGACTGATCGATGGAGACTTCGAGGAATTCACAGAATCAGACCTTCTTCCAGATTCCGAGTTCTCCGAGATTGATCAAAAGATCCGTGATTTTTCCAAGAAGATCGACACCTTGAAGTCAGAGATCTCCGAGATCAAGATCAAGATTTCTGAGATCAATGTTGCAGAAGAATCACAAATCGAAGCGAAGAAGTCTGTTATAAAGAAGTATGATGACAAACTTGAGGAAACTCGAGAGAATATCAAGCGTTGTTACAAATCGATAAGATTCTACAACGTCATGGAGAACATCATCTCCGACGATGGTGTGAAGTCTTATATTATCCGAAACGTAGTCCCTTACATCAACAAGTCAGTCAACGACATTCTCTCCAATCTTGAGATACCTCTCGTTGTCAGATTTGATGATAACTTTAAGCCTTCGATTTACAGATTTGGAAAGCAGGTTTCGACATCTTCGATCTCCACTGGGCAGACAAAGATGATCGATTCTGCTATCATCTTCACAATCACGAAGTTCTTGATCTCGAAGTGTGGTGGTATAAACATCGTGTTCTATGATGAGATCTTCTCGTCGCTCCACACATCAGCAGTCTCACAGATGATGGAAATCATCCACCGAGAACTCAAGGCGGAGATGAAGCTACACGTGTTCCTTGTCAATCACTCTTTCATCTCATCATCATTCTTCGATAACATCTTCGAACTTGAGATGGTTGACCACTTCTCACGTCTTCAGATTCGATCAATTGATGAGTACAACCAAAAGTAGAAGTTTTATTGTCCCAGATTCCTTTGATGATCTCGAAGATGAATCTGGGATAATAAAACTAAAAGTCGGCTTCAATCTCGAGACCGAGGTTATTGAATCGAAGTCAATCGACAAAGAAATGGTCATCGACTTCGAGAAAAGTGTGAAACAAGAAGATGCTACTAAAAGTGTTATAAGAATAATAGAAACAAAGAAAACAGACAGTAGCCCACTTTGGTAAAGATCTATCAATGGAGAAAGAAATAAACCTTGAAGAATTCTCACATTCCGTAAGATATCTTCTCATGAATGGTATCTTACAAGACATATCAGAGATTTATGAGTATTCTTGTGGTAGAAAGGCAAAGGATATCTCGTCGATCTCCATAGCGATCTCATCATTCTCCAAGTCGATGGTTTCTATTGTTGATCTTTCGAAGATAAGTAACAAGTTCTACAATTATAGACAAAAGCTCATCACAAGAAAGCAACTTATCCTCGATGATCAGTCTTTCATTGTTGCAGAAATGGCAAAAATGAAAAAGAAGGAGATGATCTCATATAAGGTAGGTAGCAATGAAGACGGAATCCGACCTTCTAACGATACAGAACGAAGGATGATTCTTGATGGAAATCTGAGCGATATGCAACTCGTTGTGGACACACTTGACAACCACATCCAGTTTATCACGGATTCCGTAAAGAACTTGACTGATATGATCTACGGTTTCACGTATGTCATCCAGTTTGAAGAATATCGCAAAAACTACTAACCGTCAATCACCAATAACAAGCAACTTTTAACAACAACAAACAAATGAAGAAGTCTGGGTACACAAAAGCACGTAACAATTTCTACACGTGGTCGGGGAAAATGTTCTTCGATCTAATCTGTCTCGCCATCATTCTCTACCTCGTGTTCTATGCAGTTGATCGTGATCCTTCGTCTGTGTATAGATTAAGATTCATCGTCTCGGTAAGTGTCGTCGCAATGTTCTACGTTCACGCTATCACTTACAAGAACTTCCTCGACGCAAAGACGAAGTATGACTTCTACAAGTCTGTAATGAATGCCTATAAGTTCAATCTCGAGAACTATGAGGATGTGATCGAATGTATAAACCAACATCAATACAAATCCGAGGAATACAAGGCAGACGTTGAAAGTCTGATGAATGCTCGGGATGAAGAGACATTCTTCACTGTAGGGGAGAAGATTTACAAGAACATATCGGAAGGTGTTTACGTCGATGAGATCCAGTTCATCTACGAACTTCTCGAATCTACCTCTTATATCGTCAAGTACGTCGATGAAGATTTCTTAAAGAAGACTTTCTTGAAGGACAAACAACCTAAATAAACAGGTTCATAAATAACTGTTTATAGATCGTTGCGTATCTACAAAATATAAGAAAGTAGGTACGCAACGATCTGTTTGAAGACAATGAAAGCAATACTTTCACAAGACAAGATGTGGATCGACCTTCATTATGAAAATGAGGGCGAAATGCTACAGGCAAACGATTACTTCCATAGGAAAGTAAAAAACTATCATTTCATGAAGAAGAAATTCAAAGGGTGGAATGGTATCGTGGCGTACATCTACAAAGGGAAACGGATAAGATCAACGATGTGGTCGAAGCTCATCGAAATGTGTGAGAAATATCACTTTCCGCTTGAGTTTGAGAACTTTGATGGTTTCATCCGTGAAGAGATCACCTACGAATTTGTAGAAAAGTTCTGTAAGAAGCTACTCTCTTGTCATCCAAAGATCAGACCATACGACTATCAGATTGACACTGTCTATAAGGCAATTCGGTCTCGTTTCAGTTGTGTCGAGGTGGCAACCAGTGGTGGTAAAACTTTGATCATGTACATGTACATGATGCTTCTGAGATATCTGAAAATCTCGAAGAACATCCTCATCATTGAACCCGATCCAGGTCTTGTTATTCAGTCTTATGATGAATGGCGAGATTATGCTTGTGGGAAATACAACCTCAATGTTGCAATGATCCACGGAGGTTCTAAAGATAAGCTCTCGGCAAACGATTTCCCACACGCAATTGGAAACTTTACATCATTGATAAACCTCCCCGATGAGTTCTTTGAAAAGTTTGATACTGTGATCTGTGACGAAGCTCATCGATCAGTTGCCACGACCATCAAGCAGATTCTTGCAAGATGTGGTGCAACAGAGAACCTTCTTGGATGTTCTGGTTCATTCTACAAAGGAAAAGGTGATGCCGATGAGTTCACCGTAGAAGAGAACTTCGGACCAGTTGTGAGAGTTATCAAGAAGACTGATCTGATCAACAGAGGTGCAGCGACTAACATAACGATCAGAATGATAAACGTCAAGTTCTGTAATAGACCAGAACTGATCGCCTTATCATCAGAAAAAGACTACATCGAAGACGGTGAGAAATCTTTGAGATATGAACAACAGTTCATCCGAAATCATAAACGTCTTCTTGAATGGAAGTGTCAGTTCATATGCTCCTTGAAAGGTAACACTCTTGTCTACTTCAATGACAAAAAGGGTGGTTATGGTCGAAAGATCTATGAAAGACTTCAAGAGATCTCTTTCCAAAGAGGACTTTCAAAGAAAGTGTTCTACATTGATGGCGACATTTCTGCCACGGAGAGAGAAGTGATTAAAGACTACATGAGAAACGACACGGAAGGTCAATCGATTCTCGTGGCGAACTATTCAGTTTTCTCTACTGGGCAATCTATCAAAAACCTCGTGAATGTCGTCACTGGTGAAGCAATCAAGAGTGACATTCTTCTTAATCAGTCATCTGGTCGACTTTTGAGACTTTCTGATGGTAAGGAGATGTCATACTTTTACGATATAACAGAAGATACTACTGTAGTAAGGTCAAATCCTATGACTGGACAAAAGGAAACCAAGAAGTGTTTCATGGTGAATTGGTCAAAGTCGAGACTTGAATATTACAGATCTGAAGATTTGATAGTAGAATCCTACAACGTTGATATAACAAAGGAAGGTTCTATGGAAATCAAAGAATCGGAGACTATCTTTTAATTAATAGAAGAATGAAACAGAAAAAAACAATCTATCTCGTAGGTGCTGTAATACTTTTGTTTGTGATTACAGTCATCTGTGTAAAAAGCTGTAATGGTAGTTCTGATAAATCTATCACTGACACTACCGCTCTTGAATCTACGGTTGTGGATTCTCTACCACAGGATTCATTAGAATCTGTAATCACGATCGAACAAGAGATCGAAGCTCCAATAAAGGTCGATTCTTCGAAGTTCCCCGACTACGTTTATTCTTATGAATACATCGAAGTCTATGAAAAATTCAAGCCACTACTTTCTGCAATAGCCCACGTTGAATCTCGTGGGATTCCAAACATGGTCTCCAAGAGCGGAAAATACCACGGTCTTCTTCAACAGTCTCGTATCAATGTCGATGACTGTAACCTGTCGACAGATTCTGCTTTCAAGTATGAGGATCGACTTGATCCCAAGAAGGCGGTGCAGATGTTCCTCATAACTCAGAAGAAATACAATAAGAAGATGTCTTACGAAATGGCTTGCAGAATCTGGTCACGCCACGATATCAATGGAACAGATCCAGAAGCTGGGAAGTATTGGGAACGTGTGAAGAAAGAACTCGATAAACACGATTATTCCCCACTCTGGGAGAAATAACAACCAAGAAGATAAAAAGGTGTTGGTGTCGGGGGTGTCCAAAAAGGCATCTCCGACACACACTTTTGAAAATATAAAGAAAAACCACGAAGAAATATGGCGAAGAAAGTTGTGGAGAACATGATGTGGTCTACAGAACGTGTAGAGAAGCTCATACAAGAGTTTAACGATAAGGGTGTACTTCCCAAGAAGAACCCGTTCTATAGTGGTGACGTTCGCCTAAGGAAACCACGTATCAACTTCTCATACACAGAGGATGAACTTCTCGAACTTGCAAAGGTTCAAGATTCTGTCTTGTATTTCTCTGAAAATCTGGCCAAAGTAAAAACTGATGATGGTATCAAGCATATCAAACTGAGACCATATCAGACAAGAATCATCCAACAGCTTCAATATTATAGACACAACGTTATCCTTGCTTCACGTCAGATTGGGAAAAGTAAAGGTTGGGGATCTGTCATAAATGGTCTCGAAGGAGACTTCAAGATTTCCGACCTCTTCCCCAAGACATTCATCAACAGACTAAGAACGAAGCTGTATTCTGCGATCTATGGATAGACGACTTCAAGGAAGGTACTTTCCTTGCACTCGAGAATCATCGGTGTTGTTCTCATAGCTCTTTGATATTCAGAGTGTAAGGAAAGTACATCGTCTTTATCAGAAGACATACTTAAAGACCGATTGTGGGGGTCTGTTTTGTTTTTTTTTCCACACCACCACTGCTTTTCTTTTCTTATTTCTCTTTCTCATTTAAGGAGAAACTTTGCAAGTCGCACTAAGTACAGACTGTTCCATAGATTGCACGAGCGTTGATGCACTTGGATCGATCGGTAGTTTCGTGCCTATTATCTGTGCAAGACCTTTCAGAAGAATCATCAAAGGTTCACCATTTACCATTTTGTAGGAAGGATTCGCACCTGCCATGTACTCAGAACCGTTGTCGTGTATCTTCTGAGAGTTCACGGTGACGCTGTTCTCGGAAGAGATGTTGATCTGGTTCTTGGAGACAATGTCGATATCGTCACCTCTGAGTTCTATAACTGCAGATCCTCCACGATGCGTGATTATTATCGACCCATCTGGTTTGATGTTGATGTTTGATTCATTATAATCAATCATCATACCTTTCTTTTTACTGTAGAAGATCTTCATCTTCTCATCAGTATCGAAAAGGAGCGAATGGAAGTTCTCGGGATCATTCTTGATCTCGTTCCTCAATTCCTCATCTAACCATTCAATAGAAAAGTAACGAGGATGATAAATGTCGTCTTTGAACACGACCCTTACGATGCTCCCCACTTTTGGTGCAGAATACGAACCTGCACCACTTTTGCTACCAAAGGATAATGAATCTATTGGATAAGCGTATGGAAGATCTTCATCTGGTATGCTTCCGAGATCTTTGGAATCGAACACACCAAAGACTCTAATCTTCACCCTGCCTGGGTCTTTATCTGTTCCCTCAAGAGAGATGATTTCTCCAAGATGACTGCATGACATCATCTCCTTGAGTTCACCAAAAAGGTCTCTGTGGATTATTTCACTTCTATTAGACATTTTCCAGTTTGTATTGTACTTCTCTTATGTCTTGAGGTCTTACAACATCAAGACCGTAGTAGATCGCTTTCCTTTTGAATTCGTCTACTTCTTTTCTCACCTTTATGTTTGTCGATATCACAACTACAACGTTGTCTTGGAATCTCGAGAACTCGTTCGTCTCTGTCATCGATCCATAATTCATCGATCGGATACCATAGTTGAAGATTCTCGGGATTTCGTCTATTGCTCTCTTCGGAAGGTACATATAGAAAATCGTCTCTGCACCTTCATCTTCATAATTTGGATTCTTCTCGATCTTGTAACCATTCGTGATAATCGTCTGATTACCATTATCACCTCGGACTATTGCAGATGTTGACTTTTCGAGAATATGCTCCATAGAAATCTTTCCTTGGTAGTATCTCTCGACGATGTTCTTCACACCGTAGTACTTCTTCTGTGGAACATCTTGAAGTCTCATCTCACCTTTGATCACTTTCAAGCACAATGCGAAAAGTTCACGCTGTTTTGAGCTTGTGGTGAATTGTCGCCCATCTATTCTTGCCGAAGACATAAAGAATCGTTGTAAGTTGGTTTATTAACACTTCTTTATGTTCTTATCGTATAACGAATGATAGTTTTTTAGTGTAGTTTATGACGATATCGATTATGCAAGTATCTCGCTCTTCGGTTTCCATGAAGCTGACTTCAACCTCAGTGTGGAACATGTCGTAATAAGTAGAATATTCTCTTATCTTTGTCATTATCTCACGTTCCAACGCTTTGTTATCGATGTTTGTTTCGTAAACGAGTCTTTCAAGATCAAGTGGCATTCCAAAAGATCCCATAACTTCATGGGGTGAAGTGTTAAGGATCATGACAATTTCTTGGATGTATTTGTTGATATTGTCATTTATGTCCATTTTTGTTGCACTTGGATCGATGTTGATATCTTTCATCTTTTTGTTTTATCTACAGCCTTTATTTAAAGATATACGTCGGGAAAAGATATCGTAAATAACGAAATCGCTGACGGAAGATGCTTTCTAACCCAGTTTTTAACAGATTTCACTTATACTTTTCGAGACAATTTCTCATACCTTCTGTGAGGAAGAAGTTTCAGAGATGGTTTGATCGACAGACACCAGTCTTTGATTCTATGATTGCGTATGTCAATGATTCGATCTACGGTGTTGATATTCCTCAAATGTCTACGCAAATAGTCGATCAAACATCCCGAGACGGATCAAAGAGACATTATGCAGGTTCTCTGTCTGCTACATCTTCAATCAAAAAGTCGATAACTGTTAGTTTTAAGATAAGGAACAACTTCTTCACTTACTTTCTCATGAGATCAATGTTTGTCGAGTTCATAGATCGTCGTGACAAGAACACGGACTTTATGCTCCCTCACATTACGCTGGACATTATCGATCAGTACGGCTATGTGATATTCACTCAGCACTACAAAGGTGTTGTCTTCGAGAGCATATCTTCGATTTCTCTGAAGAAAAATGAGAATGGCTTCAGTTACAGAGAGTTCACCTGTACTTTCAGATACAACTCAATCGAAGAAGTCTCACTTCTCGAAGAAATGATCCCATTAAAACTTTCGTCGGAAAATGTCTATTAAAATCGCAAATAAGCCTTATTATGTGACATGTTCACAATCTTATACACTTGGTAAAAATCAACCTTATCAAGTGAACAAGTTTATAGATGGACGGAAATCGACAAAGATAGTCGAAAAGTTTAAAAGCAAGAAGGAAGCCGATAAGTATCGTGAAAAGTTCAACGACAAGTGGATCGTGACTTTCTGTACTACAGATGGTGAAGAACTTGAAGATATCGAAATATTCTCAACAAAGCAAGATGCCGAGAAGTTCTTCGGGGACAACATTCTCTCCAACAAGGAGCATATCAAGAACGAGGAAGAAGAGGAAGATGATCGTCTGATTCATATGCTTGAAACCTCACTTATGGACGGTTATCTTCCGTCGACGATTCTTGGGGATGATGCTTCAGATGAGGAACGTGAGAGACTTCAAAGACTTCAAGAAGCAGAACTGGCAGATGGTGAGTATGATGAAAACACGACAATGGCACTCTCGAGAGCCAATGATCTCCTAAAATCTGTCGCTGAACTCTACCTTGATAAGGGAACGATTGAGAAGCACAAGTTCATCCTCAACAAACTCGCCTTTGAACAGCAATCGATCTCTTCAATAACACTTCAGATTGTCATCTCTAACAGACTTCTCAAGAAGATCTACAAAGAGATAGTGAAGAACCCTTCACCAAAGAATATCGATTCACTGGTAAAACTTCAGAAGATGATCCTTGACCTTTCGAAATATCAACGTGAATACATCGATTCGGTACAATCATCGTTCAAGAACTTGAAGAAGGACAGTGAAGAAGAGATCTTTGCTCAAGATGAGGTGATGGATGTTGACGTGGTCGATGTCACCCATGAAGATGGATCACTTTCGACGAACTCAAGAGCGGAACTCATAAAGAAGCTTGCCGAATTCCGCTCTGCTTCTTCTGATATGAAAATTCCAAAGTCACCAAATCAGAAACTCGTAACTGATGACCCACTCGTGGAAACGGAAGCCAAGATCTATGTTCCAAACTCTGATCCTTCGGATGGTGTGGATTCACTTACTGAAGCCGAAGATGATGGACTTTCCTCGTCTCTCAATTATTAATCACTGGTTGATATGAAGAAAAAACAAGTTAGAAAAACAACGAAGAATTCCCCTGCAAAATCTGTGAAAGATGGGAAGTCTATAATAAAGACTGGTGTTAATCCAAATGTGAAAAATGGAGAGAAGTCATCAGATAGTGAAGCTATAAACTCTGCCGATCCAGATGCTCACATGATCGACGAGGTCACGGTATCTGCACCAGCAGGTCTTGAGAGAAATAGTCAGCTTGTCTATGCCGAGCACGATTCCGATGATGATAATGCTGAAGCTGATGAATATTTCACTGGTGGTGTCCAATCCAAAGGTGTTCCGTCAATCTTCAATGACTATTCAATAATGATTCATCCACTTGCTTCTGGCGCACGTGACTTCCTCGATCGAAAAGGTGATCGAGGAATCTTTGGTCATAAGAAGAATGCTGGTGAACCTACAATTGAACAACTTCTCACAGATTTCAAGGTCAACAATAAGGAGGAAATCACTCAGATGCCTTACTATGCCAATGACTTCCTTTATTGTAAGTGGTATCGCATGCTCCCTTTGAACAGACTTATCACCCTTCGTCGTTATCCTTATCCGACTTATGACAACCTTGAGTTTTCTGAAAGAAAGAACATAAGACCAGTTGCACAGGCAGTGACTTACTTTGGAGAACCTACAGATAACAATCTCTCGGATATTTTGAAGATCAATGGTAAGATCAATTGGAAGGCAGTTTCTTCTCAGATATGGGATGCACAGGCACAATCACAACCAGGTCTTGAAGAATCCGCAAAGGTCAACAAGATCGGTCAGCTTGGAAGACTTTCTGGAACTGGTCGTGTTGCTGGTGCTCTCAATGCGACATCAAAGACTGCTAACAACCTCACATCTACCGTCAATAATAACTACGTCGGTATTGGGAAGTACCTCTCTGCAATAACTGGTAAAGGTGACATTACAGGTCGTCAAAATGCTAGTATAAGTGCAGCTCGTGCATCGATGGACTTTAGTTACACGCACAAGGTCTACGGCCCAGTCAACGTTGTCAAGGACACTATGACACGTGACACTGGGATTGGTGGAGAGTTCAAGTTCACTCTTGTCTTTGATTATCAGTTGAAATCTTACTCGAACATGAATCCAAAGCTCGTAATGTTAGACCTCATTAACAACCTCCTTGCACTCACCTTCTTCCACGCTAAATGGTGGGGTGGTGCTAACCGATTTATGCCAGCTACTCAGAAGCAATTCGGATTCCTCGGCGATGCCAGCAAGTTCTACAGTGGTGATTATGGCGGTTACTTTGGTAGCATTATGGATCAGTTCAAGAGTGCATTTAGCGTTGTTGGTGATGCTTTCAAACAGCTCATGGGTGGTATACTTTCGGGAGATCTCAACGCAATCAAAGGTGTCCTTGGTAAGGGTTTCGGAACGATTATGGACATGCGAAGTGCACAATCTCGCCCACAATCAGTAGCTGTCCATTCATTGGTAAGTGGTGCACCAGTTGGCGAATATCACATGGTCATTGGTAATCCTTACAATCCGATAGCTTCTGTTGGTAATCTCATAATGGAATCGTTTGATATCACATTCCCCGATGGAACTCTTGGATTTGACGATTTCCCTGATACTCTTAGGTTACGTGTGAATATGAAGAAAGCTCGTGCGCTTGATTCTGGGGACTGGCAGTCTATGCTTGCTCTTGGTTATGGTCGAACATACGTTCCCGAAAAAGGAATCATCAACAAAGATGGTAGTAAGCCAGTTATTGATATGTCAAAGAGAAAGAAGACGAGAGCAAAGACAGCTCAAGAAGCAGGTATCGAATACTAACGCTTAATAAAATAAACATAAAAACAAGAGAGACCCGGCGGGGGGCGTCCGGGGGGGGGGCCTCTCTTGCTTTTTCTTATGCTTTCCGCTATGAAACTATTCTTCGATAGATTCGAGTGCAAGGAAAGTACCTTCTTTTAAGTCGTAATGTTCAAGACATCGATCACATTTTCAACATCGTTCTCTATTATGACGAAATAGAGCTTTCGATTTGCGTTCTTGAGAATTGTTACCGATGTGTTTTCTTCCATAATGAACATGTACTCACGAGCAGACAACTCTTCACTTACCACGTTTTTCATGTAGTGCTTCTGTCCATAATCATCAACATAGACGAGGAATGCACGATGATTGTTGTTCTGTGATTCTACACCTTTCAGATTTATCCTATAGGTCGATCTAAATGGTGTGACGTGGATGTCCTTCTTATCGGTTGTAATATCGGTAACGTTTACGTACTTTGTGATGTATTTCGTCTTTATGACATCGTTTGATATTTCACGTATGTTCTTATCGGAAGATCTCGCAATTTTCTGCACAACTCTTATGTTCTGAATTGGTGCTTGAAGTTTCACCAGCTTTCCTTGGAAGGCTTGAATGTCTCTTGTGCTTATTGATGCTTCAACACTCATACCGTTTGCATTGTAAGCATTCATCAAAGTCATCCTATAATCGATGCTCACCGAGATCACACCCTTGTTCTCTATCACTGGTCTGAACTTGAAGATCTTGTCAAAGTCTGTGTTCTGTACAGTCACCCACGTGTCTTGTTCCACGAAAGAATTACCAACCTGTTCAACAACTCTTATTTCGTGCTGTACAAAGTAAGAGTTCTTTGACATCGAGTTCAGTCTGTACATGAAGTCCTCGAAACTCATACCTTCAAAAGAACCCGAGAACTCTACGCAAGTCTTGTCTTCAGAAAATCTTAGTTCTGCGCTTAACGATTTGTATTCGTTCCCAATAGGAAATGATGACCTGTGTTTGTTGTATGTTTGGAATACCTTGAATCCGTTCTCGACGTGAAGATTTCGGATTTCATAAGTCTCGACATGCAGAACACTGTCAATGACCATATCTTTACCAAATACTCTCTTTACCATCTCTTCATATGTACGAGAGTACTCGAGAATATCGTCAATGCTTATTATGTCAAACTCGATGTATCTGTCAAATACTGATTCCGTGATTCTCTTTGGTGATCTTGCATATGTCACATCTCCGATACGTGGAGAGAAGATGACAATATCGGCAAGATTGAAAACTTTCTCGGTATCTCTAATGAAAAGGTTTATTCCAAGACCTTCTATGTTCTGCAAGTTGTATCCACAAAGAAGATGAAGACGAACCTTGTTGTACTTCATCTTGTCATAGAACCGAAGGTCACATTTTTCATCTTTGAAAATCGTGTTGGAATCCGAAAGTTTCCCACCTTCTTCACCGACCGCCATTGTGTCATACCTGTCCGTGATGAGGTGTACTTTATCGATACTGTTCCCAGTTCCCTTCTCGTTATACAGAGTGCATGTGCCGTCGTAGTCCGAAGTTATTCTACGAAGTCGAACATCGGTATCGTGCATCTCTGACGCACTTGCAACGAATTCAAGTAAAAGTTCTGTACTTATTCGTATGTATCGTGAATTCATTATTGTTCTTTGAGATTTCGTTATTTACCTTTTCTCGAAAATCAAAAGCCCCCACCCGAGCGCTCACTCCCTTGCTGGGCGCGTTTCATAACCAACAACACATTTTGTGTA